ACTAAAAACTCTCTTATAACGGTTGTAAATTATAAATCTTACCAGCTTGATGATAGACCTAAGATAAAAAGAAACTTAGATACTGTAACTAATAAGTTTTTATTAGAGGTTTCTGCATTTAAAGAATTGTATAGTGTAGAGATGTTAGAAGCATTTGTAGATTATTGGACTGAACCAAACAAGTCTAAGACTAAGTTGAGGTATGAATTACAAAAGACTTTTGATATTGCACGTAGGTTAAAGACTTGGAGTAAGAACGAAAATAAGTTTGGCACTAAAAAGAATAATGTAATGGACACTTGGCAAAGTGTTAGAAACGAGATGTTAAATGAATAAGAAATATATTTATAAAAATCAAGAGTCTTTATGGGGTGAGTCTGAGTGTATAGGTTTTGGTACTGATGATTTTTACGTTAAAGAAATAGACAGAAAATTAGCAAACGAAATAATTATAAAAAATCATTATTCAAAAAAAGTTTACAATGCTACTTATATACACTTAGGAGTTTTTTATAAAAATAATTTGAAAGGGGTTTTACAATATGGCTACGCTATGAACCCAGCTTCTTGTGGTAGTGTGGTCAAAGGAACTCAACAAGATGAATACTTAGAATTAAATAGAATGTGGATTGATGACGATTGTAAACAATACGCAGAAAGTCAAGCGATAAGTTATTCTATTAAATATATTAAGAAAAAACTAAAAAAAATTAAATGGATACAATCTTTTGCAGATGAAAGATGTGGGGGGTTTGGAATAGTTTATCAGGCTTGTTCTTTTGATTACTTTGGTGAGCATAAGTCTGACTTTTGGGAATTAGACGGAGAAGTTTATCATAATATACAAATGACAGTAGCCAAAGACTCTAAAAGATACAAGGGTGGAGCAAGATATTTACAAGAAAATAAAGAAAGAGCTGTAAAAATGAATTTAAGACAATTTAGATATATTAAATTTATAGACAAAAGAGAAAAGAAAAATTGTTTATTGAAACAAAAACCATATTTAAAACATTATAAGAATGACTAAAATAAAATATGTAACTTGCTCACCATACAAACTATTGATGGGGTACGAGTATTCTATAAAAGATGATAGACAAGTAATTAACAGACAAATAAAATTTTCAAATGAGAATATACGACAGATTAAAAGCAAATCAGGTAAATGATATAAAAGTAGAATGTGTTGATTTAATAGGTATGTGTTATGCTTCATTAGGTCAAAAGCCTGACAAAGAACAAATGATAGGTATGGCACAATTACTATACAACGACATTATTACTTACCACACCAACTTAAGTATGGACGAAATAAAGTTTGCATTTAATAAAGGTTTAAGAAATGCTGAACAAGGTACAAGTGCTTTTATTAATGTACGTACTTGGTCTGTATGGATTAAAGACCTAAAAGATAAAGCAGTAGAAAAACGCAGACAAGGTAGGCTAACAGAATACCAGCAACATATAGAGGGGCAAAAGGCAATAGCCAATACTATTAACAAAGCAAAACTATTGAAATGAAGATACTAAACTTATATGCTTATGAGATAGATATGTTACAAATTTGTTAAACAATTAAAAAACTAAAATTATGAAAATATACTTTGCTAACACAGTAGCACAACTTTACATTATACCTTCTATTAAAATAACACATAAAAAATATCTTAATGGAGATTATGAAATTATATTTGGTTGGCTAAATCAAATATTAGTTATATCATTTTAAAAAAAACATTATGACACCACTACAAATTATATATATTATAATGATAATACTAGGTATTATGTACACAGGTCTTACACTATACTTTGAACATAGATTAGATAAACTTAATAAGGAATATGAAGAAAGGTTTAAAAACACACGCACAACTAAAGAAAGAACTAGATAAGGTATTTAGTCAATACATTAGATGGGCTTATGCTGATGATAGTGGTATGGTAGAGTGTTATACTTGTGGTGCTATAAAGCACGTAAAAGAAATGCAAAACGGTCATTTTCAAAGTCGTAAGCATACAAGCACGAGATGGCACGAACATAATTGCAGACCACAATGCCAAAAATGTAATATATGGTCGGAAGGTGAAAAGTGGCTATATGGCAACAAGTTAGTAGCTGAACTAGGCAAAGAAAAGGTAGATGAAATAGTAGCACTAAGCCACAAATCTGTTAAATACTCAAAGTCAGACTTAGAATATCTGATAGAAGTTTATAAACAAAAGGTTAAAGACCTATGTGAGTAACTATTTATCAACACTATGTAACATATACGCTTTTTTTCGTATAATGCGTAAGTGATTGATAATGAATTATATACAGAATTAGTAGAAACTGCTGGCAACTTTATACCAGCTAATCATATAGAAGATGTAACACAAGAAGTCTTTGTACATCTATACGAAAACCCTGAAAGACTTGAACAACTTATAAAAGATAATAAGTTAAAGTATTACTTTATAAGGCTATGTAAAAACAACTTCTATTCTAACACTTCTAAATACTACTATAAGTACGATAGAACCTATAAAGATATTACATACGATGATGATATAATGAAGCTAGCCATAAAACTAAAAGGCGATGAATTATATTTTATACAAGATAGTGATATGATTAATGAAATACTATCCGAGTTGTATTGGTATGATAGAGAGTTATTTAGATTGTATGTGCTTGGTGATGATGATGGTAAAAAATATACCTATTCTAGTCTTAGTAAAAAAACTAAAATCAGCAGAATGAACATATATATTACTATCAAGAAAGTAAAGCAATACATTAAAGATAGACTAAAAGAAAAGCGTAATGATATATGATGATTTACAAAGGTTAGTAGGGTATGGTCTAAGTATCATAGAATGTTATGATGAATTAGGTAGATTAGAATATATTATAAACTTAGATGAAATGATGTTTGATGATATAGATATAGTATTATCTGATGAACACGCACCAATAGGAATAATCAAACTATATAGATATGGACAAAAAGAAAATGGACACTCCAAACTTGATGGTAAAAACCTATAACTATCTAAAGGCAGTAAGCAAAAGGGTATTAGGTGGGTTTGAAAATGTAGATGCTACTACATATTATGATAGGGCTTATATCTGTTCACGATGCCCACACTTAACACCTGATGTAGAATGTAGTGTATGTGGTTGCCCTATTGAAACTAAAGCAGCTTGGAAGTCTGAACAATGCCCAAAAGGAAAATGGAAAAATCTATAACACAAGAACAAAAAGAACGCATACTAAAAGTATGGGAGTTTTGCAAAACAGGTAGAGCAACAACAGTAGAAGCTAAAGTAGAGCTGATAACGCTTTACAACGAAATACATAGAACAAGATTTAAAACCACGTCTAATTGTGGCAGTTGTCTAAATACAGTATATCAAGGTATAAAAAAGATAGTCAATGAAATATCAATGTAAGTGTAAAACATTTGAAGTACACAAAACAACTATTAAAGTTGTAGATGGTAAAGTAGTAAAACCTGAAACGTATTGCAACGAGTGTAATACTTATGGCGAATATATAAAAGAACACAAAGGGTATGGTGGTATAATAAAGAAACCCAACGGTACAATAGCTAAAAGAAGTGATTTAAATATGTAATTATGGACACACCAAACTACTACAAGGGTAAATATTATGGAATGGAAGCACACGAAGTCATAGAAGATTTTGCTGGTGATAACTATAACATAGGTGTTGCACTAGCTTATCTAATGAGAGCTGGCAAGAAAAAAAATAATGATATAAGACAAGACTTGCGTAAGTGTATAGACCATTTGCACTTTGAATTAAAAAGGCAAGAGCATCTAAACTACCCAAAAATAAAAGAAATGTCTGATGAAGAATTAGAAGCAATAAATACTAAGTTATTCAAATACAATGGAACGAGTACCTATTAATAGCATACGCAATAACCCTATAAACCCCAGATTGGTTAATAAGGCTAAATTTGAAAAGCTAAAGCAATCTATACAAGACTTCCCACAGATGTTAGAATTAAGACCTATTGTAGTAGATAATGAGGGTTTTATACTTGGTGGAAATATGCGATACAAAGCGTTAGTAGAATTAGGTCATACAGAAGTAAACATAATAAGAGCAGATAACTTAACAGATAAACAAAAGCAAGAGTTTATAATAAAAGATAACTTAGGTTTTGGTGATTGGGATTGGGATATACTTGCTAATGAATGGGATAGTGTAGAACTTGAAGATTGGGGTTTAGATGTATGGCAAAATCAAGATGACGTATTTGCAAGTTTAGATGAAGAAGAAGAAAATGAAGAAGCACCTAAAGATAAAATAGTATGTGCTTTATGTGGTAAATAATCAACAAAATTCAACACTTATGCAAGATAGAACAGAGAAAGGAAAGTTAGCTATGTTAGAAGCATTAGAAAAGACATTAGGTGTAGTTACTTCTGCTTGTAAATTAGTTGGCATAGATAGAACTACACATTACATATGGCTTAAAGAAGATGAAGCATATAATGAAGCAGTTAAGAGTATTGATGATGTAGCTATTGACTTTGCTGAAAGCCATTTACACAAACAAATAAAGAAAGGTGGTACACAAGCTACTATATTCTATTTAAAGACTAAAGGTAAGAAAAGGGGTTATGTAGAAAAACAAGAGTTAGACGTATCAGGTGAATTTAAACCTATTACAATAACCCTAATGAAAGACGATGAAAGCGAAACTAACGGATAAACAATGGTTAGCGTTAGAATACCTAACAGATAGTGAAACTACCGAAGTCTTATATGGTGGTGCTGCTGGAGGTGGTAAAAGTTTTTTAGGTTGTGCTTGGATAATAACACTATGCACTCAATACGATGGTATAAGATGTTTAATTGGTCGTAGTAAGTTAGATAATCTTAAAAAGACAACCTTAAATACTTTCTTTGATGTGTGTAGTAGTTGGGGTATAGAAGCCAACGTACACTATAAATACAACGCATCAAGTAATATCATTACATTTTACAATGGTTCAGAAGTCATACTAAAAGATTTATTTCAATACCCATCAGATAGAAACTTTGATAGTCTTGGTTCATTAGAACTTACTTGTGCATTTATAGATGAATGTAACCAAATAACAGAAAAAGCTAAACAAATAGTAAGCAGTAGGATTAGATACAAGTTAGACGAAAATAATCTAATACCTAAAACACTACTTACTTGTAACCCTAGTAAAGAATGGGTGTATAGTAACTTCTATAAGCCACACAAAGAAAATAGACTACCAACATATCGGAAGTTCATACAATCATTAGCAACCGATAATAGACATATATCTAAACACTACAAAGACCAGCTTGAAAAACTTGATTATATAAGTAAACAAAGACTACTGTATGGTAATTGGGAATATGACGATAGTGAAGATAAGCTAATAAACTACAATGCTATATTAGGTGCTTTTGAATTACAAGATACACCTAGTGGCACAGGGTACATTACTGCTGATATAGCTAGGTTTGGTAAAGACAAGACAGTAATAATCTATTGGAATGGCTTACGAGCAGAATACTTTAAGGTATTAGATACCAATAGTATCACACAAGCTGCTGATGAAATACGCATAATACAAAGAAATTATAATGTTTCTTTAGGTAATATAATAGTTGATGACGATGGTGTAGGTGGTGGTGTTAAGGATATATTGAGATGTAAAGGCTTTATAAACAATTCTAAGGCACTTAAAAATGAAAACTATATCAACCTTAAGACACAATGCTATTATGCCCTTAGCGACGCTCTAAATAAGTCTAAGGTGTATATTAACTGTACTAATATAACCCACAAGAATTATATTATACAAGAATTAGAGCAAGTTAGACGTAAAAACTTTGATAAAGACACTAAATTACAATTAGTAAGTAAAGACGAAGTTAAGTTAGCTATTGGTCGTTCACCAGACTTTAGTGATGCTTTAGCTATGCGAATGTATTACGAGTTAAAACCACAGGGTGTTTACTATGTGCAGTAAAAAGAATGGGGGCAGTACTTCGCTCATCGATTGACCACCCCCTGTTGTTGAACAACTATTAATTAAGACAAATACAGTGCGAATATACCCAATTTTAAACTTTTATATTTTATATTATGGATTTAATTATTAACAACACAAATTATTCTATACCTACCGATTGGTCGCAAGTATCTTTAGGTAAGTATATGGATTTTATGCTTAGTGTAGATGGTGTTGAAGATGAATTAGAAAAAACAATAATAACTATCAGTAGTTTTACCAATGCACCTAAGAAGCTATTACAAGGTTGTAAGAAGTCTGATATAGATGCAGTAATGAGTGAACTTGGTAAACTAATGGATAAAGAAACCAACAAAGACCTTAACTTAGTTATTACAATAGACGGTGTAGATTATGGTTTCCACCCTAACTTACACGAACTAAAGTTAAAAGAGTTTGTAGATTTAGATAATAAGTTAGCTGATGGCTGGGGTGCTATGGATAGCGTAATGGCTATTCTATACAGACCTATAACAGAACAGAAAGGTGAAAAGTACAAAGTAGAAGAATATGACTTTAGAACTGCTAAGAAAAGAGCAGAGATATTTAGAGATAATCTAAGTGTTAATACTGTCAATGGTGCAGCAAGTTTTTTTTTGACTATCGCAACGGATTACATCAGCACTATGCAAGTCTATTCAAAGAACCTATCGAGGAGAGAGAGGAGAAAACTTTTAAGACAGAAGAAGAACAATTTAACGAAAAATATGGCTGGTACAGTCTAATATATAATTTAGCTAATGGTGATATATTGAAGTTTAACGATGTTTTAGAACTAACAGTAAATGAATGTTTTAACTTCATAGCATACCAAAAGGATTTAACACACATACAGAACAAGAAATGATATATAAAGGGCAACAGATAAAGAACGTAACGCTTAATATGTTATATGACCTATTTAGAAAGTTAGGTAATGATAGTTTAATTATTAAGACCACTACAATAGGTGATATATTTGAAGTAGATTTAGTAGAAACAACTTACCCACTACTTCACATTACTACAAGTACTGCTAACTATACACCTAATGTATTAACTTATAACTTTCAGTTTATAGTTATGGACTTAGTAAGCAAAGATGAAAGTAATGAAGAAGATGTATTAAGTGATATGTTGCAAGTTATCGGTGATGTTATTAGTAACTTAAAAAATTCAGACTTCGATACAGACTTTGAAGATTTTAGACATAGCATCAGAATACAAGATAATATAGCTTGTGAACCATTTACTGAAAGATTTGATAATGAAGTAACAGGTTGGACTGCTACAATCAGCATTAGTGTAGATTTTAATTCTAGTGCTTGTAGTGGTGATGTTGCTTACTAACGCTAAGTATCTAAGAATGAATAAGTTACAACGATTAGGGAACAGCAAAGTAACACAAACAAGAATATATATACTATATAAATACTATATATAATATAATACTAATATAAATACTATATAATATAATATAATAAGAACTTAAATTAAAAAAAATGGCAACAACAATTTCATCTGCTACACTAACAGTTCAAATAAAAGAAGAAATAACTTTAGGTGGCACAACTTATGACCAAACTGTAAATCATACTATTTCAAGTATTGGTAACTATATGAAAAAGATATTACCTTTAGGTGCAAGTGCTACGCATTTAGTAAATACATTTGCAACTACACCACGTAATAATGAGTTTGATATAGACGATTTAAAGTACATCAGAGTAACTAACTTAGACGATACTGATAGTTTGATAGTAAACTTTATTGATAACAGTACTGCTAATGCTTCTATTGAAATACAA